TGTGGGAACATGATATACACACCAGCAGGAATAACAGTACCGTTGCCGGTGCTAGTAGACGTGATGGTTGTGGTTAAGAAATACGCACCAGCCGTGTTGGTTTGTGCGCTTGCTAGGATGATTTTATTGGTGCTTAATGACATGGTTTATTGCTCCTTATAGTGACAAAGAGTTGTAACCAGACACTACTGCCATAGATTTTGGCTTGGTCGAAACCATTTCCGCAATCATCAAAACAGCGCCAACATAGCCAATTTGCCAGTTCGGGAGTGTGGACTCAAATCCTGTAAACACAAACGAACCTTGCTCATGGACATAGAGCGAGAGATAGTTAGTGTTCAGGAAGTACACAGTACCTTCTGGGCAGTATGGGTCTGGATAGATTGGAACACCAGCAACCATCAAAGCGCGGAAAGCAGCTTGAGGACCGTTAGCATCACCATCAAAACCGTGACCGGGTGTGATTACATATTGCTCTTGACCAACAAAGTCTTGAGCAAGTAATGTCCAAGTACCAAATCCGCAAACACCGAAAGAAGGTACTTCAGCACCGTTCTTCACAGTACCAGAGATGTACTGCAAGATGTTTTGACGAGTTGGGTTGACGTTACCGGCTGAGTAAGCCTTTGACTGCCACCAAGTGTATGCAGAACGGCTGATGTTGCCATAAGTGCCAGAGGCAGAAACGGCAGCAGGGAGTCCTGTGAATTGTTGCGTGTTAGTGCTGTTGGTGTACAAGGCTGTAGCCATTGCATCCATCATCACGTTAGTCGCATCGTTCATACGGGCTTCAATCAATGGAATGATTGCAGCGTCTTGCTGAACTGCACCTTCCATACCGAGGAACGGCACGGGAGCAATCATCAGCTTCAGGTCAAATTCAGCATTGAAAGCGCCTTGCTGGACTGAAGGCTGGTTGAATGAACCAGAGTAGTCAGACCATTGAGCGTTAACAAACTGAGCGCCCTGAACGGGAACGGTTACAGATGAAACACCACCAGAAGCAGTTTGACTGTTAGCAATCAAAGCCGCCATCAAGGGCGTAGAGTTATAAAGTTGAACGACCAGCTTGGGGATAAACGCACGTCTTGTGACGTAAGTTAACTCGGTGTATTGAGTTGAACCCGTTGCTGGAACGATACCGCCACCTATAGGCATAGTTATCTCCTAGAAAAAAATCCCCTGTTTACAAACCAATGGGTCGTGGATTTCTCCGCAACTCATTGAGCGCTTTCGAGGCTTCATCCCGTGCTGCCATTACTGGGTTCTTGTAGTATTTACCTAAGTCAAACTTAGCAACTGCACTTGGGTTGTAGCCAGTCGGTGTGGGTACAGCAGACTGTTTCATCCAGTCCCAGTATTCCGCAGCCGATTCGTGATTCGTAATGCCCTTATCAAGCATTATTTTCTCGACGTGTTCAATTTCGCTTTCGTCTTGAATCAAGCCTTTTTTAATCAAATTCATTCTGCGTTTGTTCAAGTCTTCAACAGCCTCTTTCTCACGAATACGGGCTTCCAAATCTTCAACACGCTTATTAGCCGCAGACACAGCCGTGTGAGTGTGGTCTTCAATATCCAACTCAGGAATGACTAAACCGGGCTTGACTTTACGGGTCAAGCGCAGAATTTCTTTCCGAGTCTCAGGATTGTCTGACAACTCACGCATAAGCAACGCCATTTGGTCGCGTTGCTCAAAACTCATGTCTTCTAAACTCATAGTTATCCCCTAACGAAATTAAATTACTTTTTTACCGTCACCGGGCTTTTGAACTTGCATCTTGTTCTTAGGTCCAGTAGCGTTTGCACCGTCCAAGCCACCCAGTTGTGAGAAGCGAGGAGTGTTAGTTACAACACCATTTTGTTGGTTGTTGTCTGTAGGTCTGCGTGGGTTATTAGCACCACGGGGTTTGAACAAATCCATGATTTTTCCTTACATTGGAGTTGGTTGAGGAGAAGCACCGCCTCCACCAGCACCCGGCATTGACATGGGGCTAGGGGCTGCGCCCGGCATTGGCGGTAGGTTTGGAACAGCCGGGGCTTGAGACATTGCACGACCTTCAGGCGTAGCGCCTCCGGCTTGTGGCAAGTTTTGTAGCATCTGAATAATCTCAGACTGCTGTAATTCACCAGTTTTTTGTTTCTTCGGTCCTAACAGTCCTGTGAGACTGCGAATAGCTGCTAGAGCTTTTTGACCTTCTTCAGATTCGCTACCGAGGCTTGGCAGAGCTTGTTCAATCAAGTCCATTGCCATGCTGATGTTAACGAGAGCGCCTTCTTTGTTCCCCATCTTGGGTTCAGGCGTAGACATTGGGGAAGACATTGGTGGCGTTGACGCATCAGACATTCCCGCTTCAGGGGTTGCTGGAGGGGTAGTTGTCCCTGCTCCACCTTGCTGTGAGCGAATCAAGTCCATCATTCTTGCATCGGTTGCCATATATGCCCTCTATCTGTTCAACAGTCGCGATTAAATCAGACTATTGTAGTTTGTCAAGTGGAGGGCATTTTTGATTCCAGCCCTCCGTAGGAATTTGTGTGGTCAAACCAAACAATCAACAGGGGCGAAACCCCCGTCAATTATTTACGGCTCTTACGACCTTTACGAGCTTTACGCATAGTCTTCTCCAAAGTTGAAGGCAGCGACCTTTTGATTAGGGAAGGAAGCCACACCCTTTTCCCTTTCGGGGAAACTTTTTAGCGACAGGACTTGCGGCTGCGCTTAGATTTTTTTCCGTACATCATGTACTCCTATGTTCGTTTGATTGCTCTCATCGAGCGTTGTGCTTGAACTGCGGGGTTGACTCTAACATCAACATTTTTGTATTGCAACTTGCCACCAGCACCAGACTTCTCAGCACGACCTAGTTCACCCGTAGTTACACGGGGTTGGTCTGCCTTTGGAGTTAGTTGCTGTGAGGTTGCCATTACATTGCCTTCAAATCTGGTTTCTCCCGCTTGGGAGGCTCTTGCTGTTGAGGTTGATTAGCGGCTGCCGCTTCTTTCTTCTTCAACTTGTCTTTGAGCAATTGTTTCATTGGAGGCTCAAGCAAGTCAAGCAATGATTCTGTGTCAATAGCTTTGGCTTTAAACAAGTTAAATGCCAATTGACGCAAGTCTTCTGTGAAGATTGGCGAGTTAGAGTGGGCATCTACCTTGACCACATAGTCTTTGGTGAACTGTTCTGGAATGAATGGATGACCTTCTTCGTCTTTGAAGTGAGTCTTGTCATACGCTTGCATCAGTTTTAGGTATAGCGTAGCCACCTTTTCTAGCGAATCTTCCACAATCAGGGCGCGTTTCTTGGCTCTGCTAGACCCTAAACGGGCTAATTGGGATGCGTGACCAGAAGAACGAACACCAGATTCGCCTTTTCCTTGCAATACAGAGGAGATGCCAGAGGCTTCTGAGAACATTGCGTCCACTTCATGTATCACCTCAAACAGAGATGAGGGCATATCAGGGGCTAATCGTTCAGCCTTTGCATTGGGCATATCGCTTGCCAGTAGTCCACCAGCACGGTTTAGGGCAAAGTTCTTCTCATCCAAGATGCCAGTAAAGCCTGTGAGGGCTGTTGGCGGGTTAACTTGCTTAGAAAGTAAGTCAAGAATCTCAGTCATGCGGTTATTGCGTAACTGTTGGAGGAATATTAGGCGTTGTACCTCAGACTGTCCCCAGTAATAGTCGTACTGAGGGTTAGGGCATATCTGCACAAAGGGCAATTCACCCTTGAGGAACATAGATGCACCGGGTCTGTCGTAGATGAAGATGTCAGGGTCAGCCATTGTGACGCATTGATAGTCTTCAGTCTCGTCATTCCATACCCACAGTTCGTGCATCTTGACCGTTTCTTCAGCCACACGCGCTTTATAGCGGTTCATGCCTGAGAGGTCTAGGTTCACATTGCCGTAGATGGTGGGGTTTGACTGCGACATGATGATGCGGTCAACGCCTTCTGGCAAGTCTTCAGTCTTGCTGTGTACGCTAGTCGTGATGCGCTTGACGATTGACTCGCGCTTGGGATGGGAATACAGCC